ATTAATTTCACGCCCTAATTTTTATAGGCTTTCTCCATCGCCAAAATCCCTTCCGTTACAATCGCCGTTTTAGATTTGCCTGTTTTCTCGGAAAGCTCAGCAAGCAATTTGATAATATCTTCGTGTAGTTTGTAAGATTGTAGGCGTACGCTACGTTTTTTATCGCTTTTGGCGTTGATTTCTGCGCGAGTCATTGCCATAGAAAAGTCCTTGCATTTTGTTTTTTGTTTGATTATAGTGAGGGACATCGGGGGACATCTCACCTTCCCCCTTTGTTCATCTAGCTAATCACTGTACCACTACAGCAAGTTAGCGTTAAAACGATGATTAAGATAATGATTTGATAGGGTTTCATTATCTAATCCCTTTAAGTAAGCCCCACTCTAAACAGCGTGGGGTTTGCTGTATCTAAAGCACCTTGCCTTAGATGTTGTTATTGTAGTATTTATTACAAATTAACACAAGTTTTTTTATCATATTTAGTAGTTGTAATCCATAGACGAACGCCCAAAATTAAAAGTGAATAATTACAAAAAGCCCCTTGACACCCAAAGGGATTTTTCATTATTATTTTTATCAAGCAGATAGTTATCTGCTCAAGGTGTCGAAGCCTTATTAGCAGTAAGCGGTTAGTCCGCTCCCGATAGCATAGCGGTTTTTTTATGCGTGAAATTTAGTAACCTTGTTTGTTTTATTGCCATTAAACATTCATTGCGCATAATCACATCTTATCTATGCCGAGTGGGCGACTAATACAATACCCGAAAGGGGAATATGTCCAGCTGACTTACTGCAGCCTTCGAACCTCTTGGCGACCCTAATTTGTATTGACAGCGGATAGGGTTTTTATTAAACTCAAACTTAAGGTCTAGGGAGTCGAAACCCAATTCCTTGTATTATCAGTTCGCACTTCACTGCGTTAATGTGATTTTTTTATGTCTAATTTTTACCAATGGATAGGTGGGTATGGGAATATTCAATACCATACGCCGTTTAACTGAGCGGTTTTCGAACCACCTATCCGCCATAAAATTCGAAAAGGTATCAGTTATGACAATTCAATCCCAATTCTCTACATTCAATTTTGAATCAAATTCTATCCGCACTTTAGTTATTAACAATGAACCTTGGTTTGTTGCTAAGGACGTGTGTGACACGTTAAAAATATCTAACGTAAGTGATGCTTTATTAAAGCTAGATGATGACGAAAAAGCGACTATCGGTTTAACCGACAGTCAGGCTGGAAATGGCGCTCAAAGTATTTCTATCATCAGCGAAAGCGGAATGTACACTTTGATCTTACGTTGCCGCGATGCAGTTAAAAAAGAATCTGTTCCGCACCGTTTTAGAAAATGGGTTACATCAGAAGTATTACCTACTATTCGTAAAACTGGAAAATATGAAAGCAAAACATCCGTCAATGACAGAACTGGATTACGCAATGCCGTAAATATGTTAGTCAGCAAGAAAGGCTTAATTTATTCCGATGCCTATCATTTAGTCCATCAACGCTTTAATGTGGAAAGCATTGAAGATTTAACTCTTGAACAACTCCCTGAAGCAGTAGAGTACGTTCACAAAATAATTCTAGAAGGGGAATTAATCACTGAGGCTGAATTGCCTAGCCGTGAAAAGAAATTCCCCCGTGAATTTACAGAGCATGACCTACAACAGCTCGTTTGGGCGTGGTTTGCTTTATTGCGTGGCACGGAACTTTGCCAAGTGCTTCACCCCGCATTAAAACAAATTGGTTCGCACTATGCTGCTTCCGTTTATGACATAGCTTACGAATATCGCAGTACTCTCCGTCACGCCCATAACGTATTAACACGCATTACAGCACAATTTGAATGCGAGCAAGGAAATAACTGGCGCGTATTAAAATATCTTAGAGCCTACAACCCTAAAGCAACAGGCTTTCAGCTAGATATTCTCTAAAACATCGCAAAATCCGACCGCACTTTTCGCAAGAAATCCGTGCGGCGGATTGCTACACCTCAAATTCACGAAAAAGGATAAATTATGTTCAGAATTCTCTTTGCGGTGGTGTTGTTATTGGCAGCATACGAACTCAATTTAAACCAAGATTGCGATGGGTATATTTGCGAAACATCATCACCAATTACTGCACTTCATAAACCGCTTGACAGTGCACACTAAAAGTGTATTATATGTACTATATTGCGGTTTTAGCACGTTGAGAACGCACAAATGAATTTGATAGCTCCGAGTTGATAGACTTGGGGCTTTTTTATTGTGGCACTTCGTACTATAATTGCTTTAATTTTAGGCGGTTATAAGGGGATAAAGAATGTCATTTGAATTACGTAAACAACTTGCTGATTTAAAGGCTGAAAGTGATGCCTTATTTAAGCAGCGTTTAGCCCTATTACAGGGCAAAAAAGAGAATGCTATTTCGTTGATGACGAATGAATCGATTGCATTTTTACAAGGGCAAGGATTTACTGTTAGTAATCTTATTCCTGATACGATTGAAGCCAACTACAAAGGCTCTATGAATATTAGAATTCAGTTTTCAGATCCGAAAGATAGTTTTGTTGGTGCAGATATTACAATCGATGTGGATTATTTAGCACAGTCATTCGGATTTAGCGTCAATTTGGCACGTGAAGCCTTTAATGGCATTCTGTCTGGCGATTTAGTGGAAGAAATTTCACAATATCAAACAAGAGTGGAAAAATTAAAATCATTGGGCTGCTCAGATATTGATGGCTCTTTTGAGATTACACTTATTAAGCAAAATTTAGAGAAGCTTACTTTTTCAACGATTACGGATACGTTGAAGTTTGTATTGGAAATGTAATGTGTTAATGATTTATTAGCCCTGATCGGAAACGGTCGGGGCTTTTTGTTTACAGTAATAGCTCCTTACCTTGTTAGACTTTATTGCGCGAGAAATCGCACGGGGTAAGGCCATCTATCACAAGCTCACGTTAATGCGTGGGCTTTTTTATCAGCCCTGTAAATGAGTGGAGTGTAAAAATGTTAAAAGATGCAGGAAGCCAAAGTATTTTTTGGTCTGGCTTTGGTGCGTTCTGGGCAATGTATTCATTTCAAGAATGGCTGGCTATTATGGGGCTTGTTATAGGTTTAATAAGTGGTCTCGTGAATATGTATGCTAAATGCCAAGAAGGGAAAGTTAGAAAAAATGAAGAACGGCGTGCAGAAGAAATACACCGTGTGAAAATGAAACGATTGTCTTTAGGATTTGATGATGATTTTGACAAAAACTAGGAAGGCTCTTGGTGTTTGCTCTGTGATTACGGTAATGGGATTAATGTATGCTCAGTTCGGTGGCGAGCTAAGATTAAGTCCTGTAGGTGCTGAAATTATTGGAAATGCCGAGGGTTGCAGACGTGATCCATATCAATGCCCTGCGGATGTTTTGACCGTAGGAATTGGTTCAACTGAATATGGTGGTAAGAAAATCAATCCAAAACACCGTTACACAGATTTGGAAATTGCCGAACGTTGGAAGAATGATATTGTGATTGCTGAACGATGTGTGAACAAATATGGCAATGGCGAGATGTTACCGCAATCGGTATTTGATTCTGCGGTGTCAATTACTTTTAATGTGGGTTGTGGGGCAGTAAGTAAATCTACGATGTTTAAATATCTTCGAGCAAAACAATATGAAAAGGCTTGTGGCGAATTTCCTAGATGGGTGTATGCCAGTGGTAAAAAATTAGCAGGTTTGGTGGTTCGCCGAGAAAAAGAGAAAGCATTATGTTTAGCCGATTTGAAACTGCCATAAAATTGACCGCACTTTGTTTGATTTTGGGCTTGTGCGGTTGGACTTGGTTTCAATCTCAGAAGATAAGTAGTTTAAAAGCCGAGAACCAAGCACAAGCCCAAACTATCCAGCAACAAGAAGATGCTAACAAATCATTAAGCCTTGCATTACAACAAGAACGCAATGCAGTTATTGAGCAACAACGGCGTAATGATGAAATAGAAAGGGTAGCAACAGAAAATGTTGAATCAGTTAACACAATCATTAAGACACAGCCTTGTGCCAACACTCGTCTGCCTCAGTCTGTTCTTGACCGCTTGTACAAATAAAGCCACGACTAAAGCAGAATATATTTATCCGCCTCAAGCCTATACTGTACCTTGTGTCAAAACAGCATTTACTGGGGAAACATACGGCGATGTAGTCATACAGCTTGTTAAGGTAACCGCAGAGCGAGATAAGTGTGCAAGCCAAGTAGATCATCTTAATAAATGGGTTGATCAAGCAAAAGGCAGTAAATAGATTAAAAATCTAATTGAGCGGGATTAATGCCAAGTGCTGTCGCTATTTTAATGCGAGTGCTTTTACGCAAGGTCTGTGAATTTTCATGTTGCGAATAAGCTGCTTGAGAGATGCCTAGTCGGCTTGCCACTTCAGCTTGGGTTAAACCTAAGTGTTCACGCCAAGCACGCAATGCAGAATAATCGTTTAATAAAGCCAATTTTGCAACAGATTCAGGGATACCTGTTTCAATGGGGTCTGAAAAATTCGCTTTTTGTTTTAGCCAGTTAAGCGTGGCAATTGGCATAACAGCAAAAGCGGGGACGCCTTGCTCATTATTAATGTATTGAATATTAGTAAGTGCGTTCATCTCTTTTTTTAACCTCTTCAATAGATACGATATTCATCGTATTACCAACGATATTAAAGAAAACACGATAATCACCAACACGGTAACGATATTCGTAAGTGTGATTAGTCAGTGCTTTGATATTAGAACAATCTGGAAAGGTTTTAAGCGACTCACATTTTTCAATTATATGTGCTTTTGTTGGAATCTTTCTCAATTGTTTTAATTCTTTTGGCTGATAGATGATTTCTTTCATAGCTAAAGTATTACATTTAATTAATAAGTATTTTATAGGTTTTATAAGTTTTATTCAAGTTATTTTAAGGATTTCCTATGTCAGACGTGAAAGGAAAATCCACGTCTGGTCGTGGATTAACGCCTAAACAAGAAAAATTTTGTCAGCTTTATATTGAGCTTGGTAATGCTAGTGAAGCGTATCGGCAGAGTTATGATTGCCAAGATATGAAGCCTGAAAGTATAAACCGATTAGCTAAAAAAGAATTAGATAAGATCAAGATTAGATCAAGGGTTGATATTCTTCAACAAGAGCACAGACAACGCCATAATCTTACCGTTGATAACATCATTGCGGACTTGCAAGAGTATCGTGATATTTGTATGGGAAGAAAGCCGCTTATCATTACCACTGTGGTAAAAAACGCTCAAGAAGGAACGGCACAAAGCGTTAATACCGAATGTTTTGTTTTTGAACCGACAGGTGCAAATAAAGCTCTTGAGCTACTAGGCAAACATCTTGGTATGTTTAAAGATAGAGTGGATGTGACCTCAGGCGGTAATGCGTTACCTGCAGTCATCAACATTAGTTTTAGCGATGAACCAGAAGAACCTTAAATTTCCCACGAAATTCCGACCGCTCTTTGAATCTATTTGGCGTTTTATTATTTTCTATGGCGGACGTGGTTCTGGGAAAAGTTTCAGCATTGCCCGTGCGTTAGTGTTACGTGCTTATACTCAACCGATTCGGGTGTTGTGTTGTCGTGAAATTCAGAAATCGATTTCTGATTCTGTGATTCAGATGTTGGCAGATCAGATTGAAATGCTTGGCTTACAAGCCTTTTTTGATGTACAGAAAACGCAAATTATCGGGCAAAACGGTTCACGCTTCACGTTTGCTGGTCTGAAAACCAACATCACTTCAATCAAGTCAATGACGGGTATTGATGTGGTTTGGGTGGAGGAGGGCGAAAACGTTTCTAAAGAAAGCTGGGATGTGTTAATTCCGACCATTCGTGAAGATGGCTCGCAAATTATTGTGAGTTTCAACCCGAAAAACATTCTGGACGATACCTATCAACGCTTTGTGATTCATCCACCTGAGCGGTGTAAATCGGTCTTAGTGAATTGGCAAGACAACCCATATTTTCCGAAAGAGCTAATGGAAGATATGGCGCAGATGCGAGAGCGTGATTACGAGCTTTATCGTCATGTTTATGAGGGAGAACCGGTAGCTGATAGCGATAAGGTTATTATTAAACCATTGTGGATTGATGCCGCGGTTGATGCACATAAAAAACTAGGCTTTGTGGCGGCAGGGCGAAAGATTATTGGTTTTGATGTGGCGGATGAAGGCTCAGATGCGAATGCTAATGCCTTTGTTCATGGTTCTGTAGTGTTGCGTGTTGATGAATGGCACGGCGAAGATGTGATTGGTAGTGCAGACAGAACTCGGCTTAATGCATTGGAATTTGGCGCAAATGAAATTGTTTACGATAGCATCGGCATAGGTGCCGGTGTAAAAGCACACTATCATCGCCTAAACGATAAATCCATTCGTATTAATGGCTTTAATGCTGGAGGCTCGGTATTTGAACCTGATGCAGAATATGTTTATGGTAAAACCAATCGCGATATGTTCGCCAATATTAAGGCTCAGGCGTGGTGGCGTTTACGCGATCGTTTCTATAAAACCTATCGGGCGATCACGTATGAAGAGCAATATCCCGTTGATGAGATGATTAGTCTTTCTTCCGATATAAGGGATTTGGAATATTTAAAAGCAGAATTGGCACGCCCTTATGTGGATTATGACGGTAATGGGCGTGTAAAAGTAGAAAGTAAGAAAGATATGAAAAAGCGTGGCATTCCGTCACCGAATAAGGCGGATGCGTTGGTAATGTGTTTCGCACCGAAAGAAGATGTATTGTCGCGTTTCATTGGGTTAGGAAGTTAATATGGCATTTAATCAAGACGGCTACGCCGAAGCCTTGGGGATTAATCATTTTGCAAGAAATTCTGCAAATTCAACCGCACTTTTTGATTTAACGTTATATGAGTTAGGTGGTTTAGCCGCACGGGTGGTCGATATGCCAGCAGATGCGGCGATTTCACGTTCGATTGAAATTCAAGGCGATCAAGATGATGCGATTAGCAATGAGATTGAACGGTTGAAGATTTTGCCAGCATTGGCAGATATGGTGCGTTGGTCGCGGTTTTTTGGTGGTGCGGTTATGGTTTTATTGACCGATGACGGTGCGCGATTAAGTGAACCGTTAGAGCCAAGTCGCATTACACGTATCGATGAAGTGCGAGTGTTTGATTTAAGTCAAATTTCGCCTACGGCTAATCGCTATTCCGATCCAACCAAGCCGAATTATGGTCGCTATTCCAGTTATCGGTTAAATATCGGTACGATTGCTGGTTCGCTTGATAGTCAGGTAGAAATCCATGAAAGCCGTTTGTTATTTATGGGCGGCGATTCATTGCCAGAACGTCTAAAAAATGGCTTACATTGGATTGGGCGTAGTGCGGTTAGATCGGTTTACCCGAAAATTCGTGATTATCAAAAATCATTGATGTGGGCTTCGTTAATTCTTGAACGCAAACAGCAAGCGGTTCATAAAATGAAAGGGCTTGCGTTGGCAATTGATAATGGATTAGAGCCTGTTATTCGAGAGCGTATCAATCTTGTTGAACGTGGGCGTAGTCTGTTAAATGGCGTAGCTGTTGATAGCGAAGACGATTACAACATTTTGAATGCCGATTTAGGCGGGATTGTTGATGTGCTTGATGAATTTAAAGTAGCGATTTCGGCTGATGTGAATATTCCAGTGGCGATTTTATTTGGGCAGTCGGCTAAAGGTATGAACGCCACAGGGCAGAGCGATTTTGAAAGCTATTACGATTTGGTCGAAAGTATTCAGCAACATAAAATCAAGCCAGTGCTTGAAAAGCTGATTGAGCTATTGATGTATCAAAAGCATATCAACCCGTTTGAGAACTGGAAAATCAAATTCCCATCGTTGAACACACCGACGGATAAAGAATTAGCTGATGTGCGTAAAACGAATGCGGATGCAGCGAAAATCGAGCTTGATCGGTTAATTAATTTGGTTGATTCGGGTGCATTATCCACAGAAGAATTGCGAACACAGATTGCCGGGGAGTTTGGCATTCAAGCGGACAAATTGCCACAGGTAGATGACGATGATGTTGAAAAGTATCAAGAAGAACAGAAAGCCAAAGGTGTGGTTGTTTCCTCACGCAATTGAGCGTGAATATGTGGGTTATTTACGTAGTGTGGCGAGAAACATTAATACGATGGTTAATCAAAAACTCGTTGAAATTCGACCGCACTTTCAGGCAAATATTCGACAAGATAGTTTTTCTGATACACTTGAACGTTGGCTTATTGAATTATTGCAAGCGGTATTGATTTTTGTTGATGAAAAAGAAATTGCGCAATTTGTGCGTGGCTATATTCATCAGACGGCGAACTTTAACGGCAAGCAGTTTCATAAAGTGCTGAAATCAGTTTATAGCGTCGATGTTTTCACGACTGAACCTTGGCTTGATGATGCGTTAAAAATTGCGGAATGGGAAAATATCCGCCTAATAAAAAGCCTTCCTACGCAGACGTTAGAAAAATTGCGTAGTCGCTTTACTCAAGCGGTGCGCGGTGGTTGGCGTTGGGAAAGCGTGGTAGATGATGTGAAGTCTATCCTTAACACCAACGAGAAACGTGCAACATTAATTGCTCGTGACCAAATTGGCAAGTTAAACGGTCATTTGACGAAGTTGCGCCAGCAAAATATCGGCGTGAAGTCGTATATTTGGCGCGGTATGCTTGATGAGCGTGAGCGGGCGCACCACGTTGATCGTGAGGGTAAACAATTTGATTGGGATAATCCACCTGATGACGGACATCCGGGGGAACCTATTTTATGTCGTTGCTATGCGGAGGCGGTATTCCCTGAATTTGAAGATCTAAACGGTGTGATTTATGCGGAGTAAGAAAAAATGGTAATGCGATACGACCGCCGTGGCATTCAGGCACGGCGAGATGATAACGGTTTTATTTATGACACCCCTATTCTGACAAGAAGTGGGGTGTTTGTTTATGAGCTTCCTAATGGCAAAACTCGGCGTGAATATCGTCCGCCTGATGAAGTATTTAAGGCGGATAGTTTACGCGCTTACAAGGGATTGCCGATTACAGAAGATCATCACGGACTTGTGACGAAAAATAATGCGCATTTGGTGGTGGGTTCTATCTTAACGGAAGGTAAACAAGATGGGCAAAATTTAACGGCAGATATTGTGATTCACAATACGAAAGCCGTTGATTTTGGAAAAAAAGAATTGTCGGTTGGCTATAAGGTAGATATTGACGAGACGAGCGGTACAACAGAAGACGGCGAGCCGTATGATGTGATCCAGCGTAATATTCGTCCTAACCATTTAGCCATTGTGACAGTTGGGCGTGCAGGCAATGCCGCACTTAATTTAGATGCGGCAGATGCCGTGGAATTTAACGAAGATGGAGAAAATCCGATGAGTAACACTCAAACAACGCTTTCTGACATTCGCTTAGATAGCGGCATTACGTATCAAGCCGCACCCGAAGTGATTGTGGAATTAAATAAACTCAAACAAGACGCCAAAGACGCAGTGACGGCGAAAGACAAAGAAGCGGCGCGCGCAGATGCGGCAGAAGCGAAAGTGAAAGATCTTGAAGCACAGGTTGAACAAATTAAACAAGATGCGGTAAGTCAAGCCAAGGTGCGTGTTGAATTAGAAAACGTAGCGAAAGCGCATAAGGTGGAAGTGAAAGCTGACAGTACCGACCGTGCGTTGCGTGAAGCGGTAATTAAGGCAATTCGTCAAGACAATGCGGATTTATCGCAAAAATCCGATGGTTATATTGAAGCAGCGTTTGATATTGCGGTAAGCGATGCCAAACAACGAGCGGATGCGGCAGGTGTGCAGCGTCAGCAATTAACACCATCAGCCACAAATCAACCCACATTCACGCAGGATAGCCAAACGAAATTAACTGGTCGTGCGGCAATGATTGCAAGTCGTAACCAATAGGAGCATAAAACGATGTCTATGTACGATCAATTACAACAAAAAGCCTTTGCTGGTATGAAAGGCGACAGCCGTTACGATTTAGTCGAAACCTTTGCAGCAGAAAATGAAATCCCATTCGGCGTAGTGATTACGCAAGGGACGAGTGCCACACAAGCTAAATTAGGTGGCACTAAGCCCATTGGCATTGCGTTACATTCCCATGCTGTAGTAGGCGGTTATGCGAAATTTGATGCGGTTTCCGTATTGCGTAAAGGGGTTGCGTGGTGTGTAGTGAAAGACAGCGAAGCGATTACGGCAGGACGTGCGGTAAGTTTTGACCCCGCTTCAGGCAAGGTGGCAAAAACTGGTACGGCATTACCGAATGCAACCTTTAAAACTGCCGTAGTGGATTGCGGTAAATATGGCAAGCTCGCATTAGTCGAGTTAGCTTAATTATTCAATGTTTAACGATGCCCTAAGTGAAAACTTGGGGCTTTTTTATTGGAGAAAAATAATGACAGATATTCGTCAAGATGCGTTCGAGTTGAATGCGATCAATACTTGTTTAAATGCGGTGGGTGTATTTAACCAAGATGCGGGCTTGTTTACGCAACGCCAATTAGAGTTTGTGCGCAACAAAATCTATGAAGAAAAATTACCGGGTATGAATGGCTTATCGCTCGTCCCAGTCTCTTCTGAAGCCCCTGAATGGGCAGAAACCGTGACTGAGCGCATTTACGATATGGTCGGTATGGCTAAAGTCATTGCCAACTATGCCGATGATTTACCGCGTGCGGATGTGGCGATGACAGAACGTGCGGTAAAAGTGAAAAACATCGGTGCTGCTTATGGCTACAATCTACAAGAGTTGAAAGCGGCGTCAGCTAATCAAACGGATTTACCGTCTTCTAAAGCTCGTGCAGCGCGTCGTGCGGTGGAAGTAAAGATGAACGAAATTGCCTTGTTAGGAGATAAAGAATTTGGTTTAAACGGCTTTATTAACCACCCGAATTTAGGAGAAACCTCGGTAACTGGTGGCTGGAAAACTGCAACGGCGGATGCGGTGCTAGCGGATTTGGACAATCTACACGATACCGTCGTGTTGCAATCAAAAGGCGTGCATCAGCCAACACACTTATTGTTGTCGCTAACAGATTATCAGACGTTATCCAGTAAGTATATGAACACGGCTGACAAAGTGGACGTATTGACGTTCTTCAAGCGTAAACATCCTAACTTAACTATTCAGGGTTTATGGGAATTAGAGAAAGCGGGTACAGGGAATAAGAACTTAGCGATTTGCTATGAAAAATCTCTTGATAACTTAACTCTTGAAACGCCGCAAGATTTTACCCAGTTACCGGCACAAGAACGCAATTTAGAGCTTGTTGTGAACTGTGTGGCTCGTGTGGGCGGCGTGTTCTTACGTTATCCGTTATCGGCAACCAAAGCGGAGATTTAGCGATGATTGTACGTAATATTGAAGCTCGTTTAATTCGTGTTGGCGGCGAGTTTATTTCCCCTAATCAAGAGGTGGAAATTGCCGATGATGCGGTAGGGCTTGATCGTTTAATTGAACGAGGCGTATTAATTGACGTAACGCCGAAAGCGGAAGATGCGAAAAAAGACGGCAAAAGTAAAAAGCAGGAGTAATAAATGAGCGCATACTCGTTACTTAATCTCTTTTACCCATTAAGCCAACAAATGCCTGAAGATATGGTAAATAAGGCGTTAAGCGTGGCTGATAATAAACGTCCAGACTGTTTATCTGATGAAAAGCAAGATGAGGCGGTGGCGTGGTATGCGGCTTATTTGTTGGCTCAGTCGATTGAAAGCGGGGTAAATGCGGCAGGTTTACGGCGTGAACGTGAAGGCGATTTAGAACGTGAATATTTTTCAGAGAGCGATAAAGGCGGCAACGCTGAACGCTTTTTGGCGAAATATAACGAGCTAAACAATATTTGCGTACGCCTTGGTGCGATTACCGTAGGGAGTCATTGTGTCTAGCGTGGTTAAGGTAAAAATCAACAATAAAGGGCTTGAAAAAGAACTTGAGTTGATAAACAAAATCGGCAAAGCACGCGTAAAAGTAGGCGTTCAAGCGGATGTAGGCGTTCATTCTGAATCAGGCGAAAACTTGGTAGATATTGGTATTTGGAATGAATATGGCACGGCACATATCCCGTCTCGTCCTTTTATTCGTCAAACCTTTGAAGATAATCAACAGGCAGTGGCGCAATACTTAGGGCGTGTGGTCTCTAATGTGGCGAAAGGGGCTGATTTGGTGCAAGAGCTTTCAAAACTTGGGCAATGGTATCAAGACAAGCAGAAAAATACCTTGAAGTCTTATCCTTGGACACCGAATGCACCATCTACGCGTAAGCGTAAGAAAAGTAGTAAACCGCTCGTAGATACCTCGCAATTAGTCAATTCAATTCGTTATAAGGTTGAAATCTGATGCAGATATTTTCTTCTCAATCTTCTTTTCGCAAGCCTTATAAAATACTTGTGCGTTCTGACGGAGAGTATGTGAAAGGCAAGTGGGTAAAGGGTGGCGAAATCGAGCAGATGTTAATGGCATCCATTCAGCCGTTAAGCAGTGCTGAAATGGATCGCCTAGTGGTATCAATGCAGGGGCGGCGCGTTTCAAGTGCGGTAAAAATTTACACCGATCAAAAACTAACGGTGGCTGGAGAGAATGCACACAATGGTGCGGTAGTGCTATTTGACGGCGAGCGATACGAAGTGATTTCACGAGCTAGTTATCACAGTGGTGTGTTGTCACATCATCGCTACGTGGCTATACGGGTAAAATAATATGCTTGAGCGTTTGTATGATTTATTGGGCGATCTATCGGATCGCCCTTTTATTCGCGCTTATGAAAATGGGCGTGAGCCAGAAAAGCCATTTTTTACTTATGAACTGAAGTTTGAGAGGACACCAGAACATTTTCATTATTCGGCGGTAAATGATGAAGGTAATCAGACGGTAAAAACTCATATCGATGCCGTGCTTGAGTTGAATTATTTCGGTGGAAACAGTTTACAGGCATTGCGAGATGTTTGTATGCGCTTATCTATGCAGTCTTGTCGTGAGCGTTGGTTAAATGATGGCGTGGCATTGATTCGCATTGGGCGGATTACCCATTTAGCCTTTCTAAATGAACAGCGTGAATATGAAGATCGGGCAATGGTAGAGCTTGAAATTCGTTATGCGGCTAGTGTGCAGGATATTGTGGGTATTATTGAACAAGTGGAAGTGACGGCAAATATAGGACGTGCTTCTGAGAAAAATTTAATAGGGGTAAATGAAAATGGCGAAAATTGATCGCTTGGTAAATGTGGCTATTGATTTAAATACAACCACAATCGCCGGTAAATCTTTTAGTGATTTATTAATTTTAGGCGAACATACGCTGAATAATTCGGCGCGTTTGCTGGTAGTTACCGATCCAAATGAATTATTGGATTTAGGCTTAAAATCAAACAATCCGCTTTATATCGCAGTGGCTACCGCCTTTGCGCAGCCGTCACACGTGGCACAGGTATTTATCGGACGTAAAGCGCAAGATGAAAGCGTGACGGATGCGCTTGCGGCGGTCGCACGAGAAAATAACAGCTGGTATGGCTTGGCGTTGGTCTCGCGTGAAGACGCAGATGTGATGTTGGCGGCGGCGTGGGCAGAAGCCAACGGTAAATTATTTGTTACCGCCTCTGCTGATGAAAAATTACCACAATCGGCGGAGAAAACCGATATTGCGAGCAAACTTGAAGCGAAACAATATTACCGTTCGGCGGTAATGTATTCCCATAAAGCAGCGGAAGAATACCCAGAAATTGCCTTGATGAGCTATTCCTTTACATTCTATCCGGGATCGGAAACGTGGAACTTGAAAAAACTTGCTGGCGTATCTTATTCGCCGTTAATGGAAGGCGAATACTTAGCTTGCGCGAAGAAAAACGCAACGACATTTGAGAAATTTAACGATAGCTTTGCGGTAACGCAAGGCGGCAAAGTCGCAGCTGGGGAATGGATCGATATTATCCGTTTCCGTGATTGGTTGGTGCAGGAAGTACAAATTAATGTGACATCCGTCTTCATCAATGCTTACGGCAAAGTGCCTTACACCGATAAAGGTATTCAATTAATTGGTGCGGCAGTGCGTCAGGCGTTAGATTTAGGTGTAGCACGTGGCGGTATTGCGCCGACAGAATTGGATGATAATAACAAGGAAATTCCAAGTTATGTGATTTCCCTTCCACTGGCGGCGAAGGTGTCGAATAACAATAAAGGTAAGCGTTTATTGCAAGATGTGAAATTCTCGGCACGTTTAGCCGGTGCTATTCACTTAACAGAAATCAAGGGCAATCTGGCTTACAGTCTTTAATCATTAACAGACCGCTAAAGTGCGGTCATTTTTTAGGAGAATTTTATGGCTTTAGCAACTTATGCGCCCGATGAAGTAAGTATTGTGATCGGGGCGGTTATTGTTTCTGGCTTTGCAGATGGAACCTTTATTGATATTGAAGAAATGTCTGACGGCGTATCATCTGTTGCTGGTGCAGATGGCGAAGTAGCACGTGCAACCAGTGCCGATCCACGTAAAAAAGTCACATTAACGTTATTACAAACCAGTGATACCAATGATGTGTTAAGTGAACTCTATGCAGCGGATAAAGTGAGTAAAAACGCAACCTTTCCAATTGCGGTAAAAGACTTGCGTGGTCGCTCATTATTCGCTGCAAGCACGGCGTGGGTGGTTAAATCGGCGAAACTTGAGCTTGGAAAAGAAGTGGGTTCTCGCGAGTGGACGCTTGAAACTGCGGACGGTAAATTATTTGTAGGGGGAAATGACTGATGGCACGCAGTGAAATTCAAATTGGCGAAAGCACTTTTTTTGTGCAAAAGTTTTCGGTAATGGATCAGTTACGCATTTTTGGCGATTTGCAGAAAACCCTTGTACCGTCACTGGCGAAAGTAATCGGATTTAGCGATGAAAAACCGAAAGATGCAACGTCAGCTCAGTTAGCCGAATTAGCACAGAAAAGTGCGGCGAATTTTGCACAAGGTTTACAAGATTTAAGCCAGCAATTAAGCGGCCCAGAGTTAGTTAAACTAGCTGATATGCTAATCAAACCTGAACTAGTGACGGTGCAGCGTGATGATTTCAACAATGGGACAGATAAAAAACTTAGCAAAACTGATTTTGATTTGGTGTTTGATGATATGTCGGAGCTTATCGAGTTGGTAATTTTCATCTTACAACTTAATTTCAGCAGTTTTTTTACGAAATTTCTTGCCCGTCTTGGGTCGGTGCAAGAGCTTGTGAAGAAAGCGTAAGCGTTGGTAAATACAGCGAACAGACGCTAAGTGAGATGATCGCTTGGCGTCCTTTTTTAGCCGGTAAAGTTACACTAACAGAGCTTAATACGGCAGGATTGACGGATATGGGCGAGCTTTTGAAGATTAATCGCTTACTTGATGCGGTGGACGCAATGGAAGCAAAACAAATGGAGAAAAACCGATGAATGTTGTGCGTGAACTGGTAACGTTACTGCGTTATAAAGTCGATAATTCGCCATTGAAGCAATATGCGACACAAGCACAAAGCGTAGCGAAAGGTATTCGTAGCAACCTAAATAATGCAGTCGATGGATTACGCGCTAAATTCTCAGGGGCTGCCGTGAACGTGAAAGAGGTCGGTAATAATCTGAAAGACGCTAAAAATCAAATGCTTTCTCTACGTAACCTTGTTGCTGGTTATTTTGCGATGGTTACCGCTGGTAGTACGATCAAAATTGCCGATGAATGGGCTGCGGTGGATAGTCGTGTGAAATTGGCGACAAAATCTGTTGAAGAACATAAATATGCATTGAGTCAGATTTTCGACCTTTCACAACGTTCCGGACAAGACTATCTCGCCAGTGCGGATTTATTCTCAAAAGTGAATCGAAGTGCGGGGGATTTGGGGTTAAGTCTTGATGATACGTTAAATTTAACGGAAATCATTGGGCAAACGATGACGATTGGCGGCGGTGATCAGGGGGCGCAGCAAGCCGCCTTGATGCAGCTTGGTCAAGCCTTAGGCTCGGGTGCATTACGTGGCGATGAGCTGAACTCAATTATTGAACAAGCCCCACGTTTAGCGAATGCTATTGCTGATAGTTTTGGCGTGCCGATTGGGCAATTAAAAGATCTAGGTAAAGAAGGTAAGCTCACATCAAAAGAACTCGCTCAAGGTCTGCTAAAACAAGCGGATAAAATCCAAAAAGAATTTGATCAGATGCCGAAAACCTTTGGACGCGGTATGACGATTCTGAAAAATAAAGCCGGTCAGTTAATTGATGTAGCGGTCAATAAAGTCTCTAAACTCGGTGCAGCTTTCTATAATGCTGCTGAATGGGTAACAGAAAACATTCGTTTAGTGGGCTTTTTAGCTGGTACGGTAATCGGTGGGAAGCTGATGTTTGCGCTGGCGGCGGCGAAAAAGAGTTTGCATCAATTGTTAATGATGGGTGCACGTGCGGCGGCACCTTACTTAGCGATGGCTGCGGCGGCGGGTGTCGTTGCCTTGGTGTTAGAAGATATTTATGGTTGGACGCAGGGCGATTTATCCTTTACTGGGGCATTAGTCGGACGCTATGAAGTTTGGGCGGATAAATTCGCCGTGCTAGGTAAACTGGCGGATAAGCTCTGGATAAATGTTCGGGGTTTATTAAAAGATTTAAGCCGAATGGCAGGCGTTGAGATTAATTTTGACTCTTGGCAGGCTTTTGCTACTGATATTTTAGAATATATTATTGCCGCCGTGAGAAATCTCATTAATACGGTAAGCGGTATGGTGCGGGTTATTCGCGCATTAATTAATGGGGATTATGCCGGTGCTTGGTCTAGTGCGGGCGATATGATTGATGGATTAAGCTTGAAATTCCTACCGCTTTATTCTGTTGGGCTAATGGTGCTGGGCGGTATTCTCTCCGCTGTATGGGCGTTATTTTCCCCATTCCGTGCATTTTTCGGATTGTTGAAAGGTGGATTTAGATCCGTAATGTTTGTAGCCAAACCTTTTATTAAGGTAGCGAAAGGGATTGCATCTCCATTTATCTGGGCGCAAAAACATTTTAAATTATTTTCCCGTGTCGGCAGTGGCGCATTCTCGCTTTTGAAACGTGGGGCGGTCAAATTTACGGTTTATGGCTTGAAAGCCTTTAAATGGCTCGCTATAAAAGGTATCAATGGGTTCTTTGGTATTTTGCGTGCGGCGGTCAAATTTGGCGTGATATTTAAATCTGTCGTTGGCACTGTGGTAAAAGGTATTTTTGCGATCGGTCGCGCGATGTTTATGGCGGTAGCAAGTAACCCAATTTTGCTTGCGATTAGTGCGGTAATTGGCTTGGTTATCTTGCTTGTTGTGTATTGGGATGAAGTGAAAACCTTTGCCATTGCTGCGTGGGAAGCCATTTCCAAAAAAGCGGCGGAGATTTGGCAAAGTATCATCACTGGTGCAAGCGAGATGTGGGATAACATCACAAATAAAGCAGCGGAAAGCTGGGATAATGTAAAGAAAGATGCTGCCGAAAAATGGAATAGCGTGACGACGATGTTCAAAAATGCGTGGCAAAAATCTATCGATACCGTGGTGGGCTGGTTTAATTCACTTATTCCGAGCTGGATTAGAGATTTGTTTTCTGACGGTGCGAAAGCAGAAGTTAAGCTGAGCGGCGAAGCCTTAACTACACCAGTAAGCGGTCACGTATCGCCACAGCGGTTAGGCTATGGCGGTCGTCCTATTTTTGCACCTAATCAGAATATGACGCAAACCAATAACTTCAATATTCAAAGCTCAGCCAATCCTAGCGGTGTGGCTAATGCGGTATCAGACAAATTAAGCCGTGGTTCATCTACATCGTTTGGAATGGGGGCGATTGAATATGCTGGGTAAAAAAGTGCGGTTGATTTTAACCGTACTTTAAAAAACAAACCCCGAACATTGCGAGTGTTCGGGGTTTTTATTTAAGCTTAAAAGTAAATTATGAGCATAGTAAACCTTTTATTTTCAGCCCTTTCGGGCAAGCGTACGACAATTGGCGTATTGGAATTGGACGCACTTTTAACCGAAAACACATCACTTTCTAGCCAAATCACGGAATATCCCATTGAAGACGGTACGGTAATTTCTGATCACATTACACGGGAAAGTGAGCGGTTAAGCCTTAGTGGCGTGATTACTGGCACAGGAACATTGTTTAATGTTGGCTTAGGGAAATATAAATTGATTGCAGCAAAAGAGACGTTGCGAGAATTACACGCTAAGCAAGAATTAGTGACGATTGTCACTGGTCTTGATGTGTATGAAGATTTTGCTATTGAAAGCCTTGAGATTGAGCGTAACAGTGATGACGGCGAGCGGTTAAATATTAGTGCGGAATTTCGAAAAATTCAAAAAGTGACGTTACGCAAGGAAGAGGTGCCACCAGAGAAAGCCGCGCCAAACGCAAAAGGCAAAGCGGGACAGACGAAAGCAAAAACCGGCAAAGCACAAACTGGCAAGCCGACAAATACGCAGGCACAAAAAATCACGAAGTTCGGCGAATGGAGTGGTAAAAAAGAATGATCACAATAAACCTTGCAAATAAAAACGATTTTATTACCGAAGTAAATCTTGATGATGAAGTCTTTTTTCTACACTTTTCTTGGAACGATACAATCGGATTTTGGTCGCTCACTATTGAAAATGCTTATAACGATGAACTGGTCTCAAGCATTGTGATTTTGCCGAATCGTCCTTTAATTGCACCAGTGCGTCGTGATGAATTACCACTTGGAGAATTGATTGCAGTGCGTGATGATAATTTACAAACGATTGGGCGTGATGATTTTATCAATGGCAAGGCGGTGTTGATTTATATCGGAGTGGATGAATGAGTTATCGCTTTTTACGTAGTTATAAATTGATGATTGGCAAGAAAGGGCAAAAAGATGCCATTGTGATTGAGCCGCCAATGCGTATTGAGTTCGATATTGAAAAAGATTGTGAAGCCGAGCCGAACGAAAATACCATTAAAATCTATAACCTTGCATCCACTACACGAAAAACTATTGAGCAGCCAGATATGCGATGTGTGTTGTATGCAGGATATGAGCAGGAAGGTAATGTTTTGTTATGCTCGGGGGATATTGCCACGGCGTATTCTTATCATCAAGGCGCAGATTGGGTAACGGAGCTTTATGTTTTAGATGGCTTGGTAGAAATTCGCGATACGGCGGTTTCATTAGGTTATGTCGGTGGCGTGAGTTCTACGCAAATTACTAATGATATTGCTGCAAAAATGGGCGTAACCGTAGTTGGTGCGGATAATTTGAAATCACGCACTTGGGCAAATGGTTTTAGTTTTTACGGTGCCGCACGTAAAGCGTTAGACAAAGTCGTTGCAGGAACGGGGCTTGAGTGGTCTATCCAAAATGGCGAACTGCAGATTGTAAACCGCAATGGCGTGACAAAGCGATCGGGTTATGTGTTAGCAAAAGATAGCGGGCTAATCGGTTTTCCTGAACGCACACGTGAAGCAGCACGCAGTAAGAAGCAGGATACGCCAAATAAAAAGCAAGATGAGAAATTTGCCTTTGATCGGCAAGCGAGGGACGGTTGGAATGTAAAAAGCCTGTTACTGCCTATGGTAAACCCTTGTGACAAAATCAAGCTGGAAAGTGTGACGGTAACAAATTGGTTCCGCGTGGAAAAAATCAAGCATTCGGGGGATAGTCATTCTAGTGATTGGCAAAGCGAACTACATTTAGTAGATCTAAACGCACCGACTAAAACGCAGATGGAAACGCAAAGTAAACATCGTAAAAAACGTAAGAAAAAGGACGATTAAAAATGACGGATATTTTAACCGCACTTTCTGAAATTAATGTGTCATTACCTGGAAAAATTGTTAGTTATGATGCGGAAACGGTGCGAGCAACGGTACAACCCTCTATTCCTAAGCGGTTAGCCAATGGCGAAGTATTAAATGCACCGCAGATTGTAAACGTGCCGGTAATGTTCCCTATGGCAGACATTAACGGTGCGGTAGCACAAGTGACATTACCAGTGAAAGTGGGAGACGGTTGCTTGCTGATTTTTTCGCAGCGATCTCTAGAAAATTGGTTAAGTGGAAGCAATGATGCGCCAGATGATCCGCGAATGTTTGATTTATCCGATGCTTTTTGTGTAATGGGCGGTAATAGCCGCTCTCCAAATGCCGATGCTGAGAACCTTTGTATTAAATACGGTAGCGGTAAAATCAAAATTGCGCCAAATGGCAATATTACGATCAATTCGCCTGATGTAAGAGTAACAACGGATAATTTTACTGTGACTGCGCCAACCAGCACCTTTAACGGCAATGTAATTGTAAATGGCGGTATTTCAACGGCAGGTAACAGTGGCAGTGTATCCGTTAGTGGTTCTTTAACGACAACTGGCGATGTTATGGCAGATGGTGTGTCATTACAAAGTCACAAGCACAAAGGCGATAGTGGTGGTACAACAGGGGTACCATTATGATCGATTTAAAATTGAGCGGACAACACGATTTGATGATAAAAGATCGTAAACTAGTACTCGTAGATGGCGTCAATCAAAAAGCACAACAGATTAAGGTTGTGCTTTTAACGTTTTTAGGAGAGTGGTTTTTAGATACAACAATTGGACTGCCTTATTTTGATGAAATTTTGACAAAGAATCCTGATAACGCACGTATTCAATCCATTTTTCGCAAAAAGATTATGGGTGTGAAAGGGGTTCTAGCGGTAGAGCGTTTATCTCTTGAATTTCATCTAAAAGATCGGGTGTTGGCGGTGCAATTTTCAGCACGAACCAACGAAGGTGTAGTAAAAGACAAAGTGAGTATAAAACGAAATGGCTAATTATGGATTAACGCGTAGTGGCTTTGTGCGTAAGCGTATGCCAGAGCAGTTAAAAGAGCTTTATGAAAATGCGAAGAAAATGTTTGGGGAAGATATTGATTTGTCGCCTGAAACAGTGATGGGAATGATGTTAAACATTGAGTCAGAACGTTTTGCCGCCTTATGGGAGCTTATTGAAAGCGTTTATAGTGCAATGTATCCGATGAGCGCAACCGGAGCAAATTTAGATCGAGCCGTTTCTTTTACAGGAGTCACTCGTTTACAAGCAGAACATTCAACGGTGCCAGTGATTTTTTACGGCAATGCAGGCGTTGAAATCCCCCAATATACCGCAGTGCGCAATGTGGGAACACAGATTTTATATCATTCAGATGAAAACGCACGCATTGATTCAAATCAATCCGCTTATGCGCGGATTGAGCTAAATTCAAATACCATTAATACGGGCGATGTATTTTCAGTCGTAGTTAATGGTGTGACGTATCGTTTTACAGCAATGCGTTCATCAAGTGCGAGTATTATTCAAGGTTTAGCCAATCAATTAAAAGCGATAAGTTATGCCGATGTGAGTAATGATAATGTAATTATTGAGATTTCGGCACAATCTATACCGCACTTTTCTATCTCCGTTAGCCAAAATCTTACGATTTCTCGCTTAGGCGTGCGTTGTATGCTTTCCACTGAAAGCCCTAGTGAAGATAAAGCCGATATTGGGCAAATGATTGAACTGGTAAATATGATTGATGGCGTTGTTGAAGTGAACAATGTTGTTGAAGGTGCATCCGGTCGTTTAGAAGAAAGTGATATTGAATTATATCAACGTTATCATCGTGGTGTTTGGCAAAATGGAGCCGGTACAATTGATTCACTTTATGCCAATTTAAGCAAGGTGGCGGGCGTTCATTCATTGAGAATTTATGAAAACGATGCAGATCAGACGATTAATGGTATTCCTAAGCGTTCACTGTATGCGGTAGTCAAAGGTGGTTTAGATACGGATATCGCATCGACATTATTAAAATTTAAGCCTTTGGGTATTGGCACTCACGGGCAAACCGAAGTTACCGTGCGAGACAGTCAAAACCAACCGCACTTGATTAAATTTAGTCGTCCGACTAAATGTTACATTTGGTTAAAAGTTACCATTGAAACCTTTGTTGATGAAGATGAAATTGCGAGAGCTGGTTACATTGTAAGTGCACTCAACAATATCTTGAAATATGGTAAATCACTTGGCGTGGGAGCAGATGTAATTCATCAACGCCTTATTGCTGCTTGCATTGCGGTTCAAGGCGTGGGAAAAGTTACCGTTCAGATAGGTAAAACGAATAATATTACCGATCCAGAGCCAAGATATCAAGAACAGAATATTACCATCGCACCTGATGAAGAAGCGATTTTTGATCCGTCTATCATAGTGATGAGTTAGGAGAAAATATGAAAGATATTTTAACCGCACTTAATGATGATTTTAAGCAGTTAGGGCGAGAGCGATTACTTTCTCAATTTAATTACTCGCCTAACTTAAACGCATTTTTATCACTTCTTCTTTTACCGCATCACGAAATTCAAGCAACCTTAAAGCAAATGCTTACAGAAAGGCATATTGATACCGCTATAGGAAAACAACTTGATGGCGTAGGCGATATTGTCGGTATGCCACGCCCTTTCGCTAGAGTAAATGGCGATTGGTATTTCGGTTTTTCTGGTCAATCAAAGGCAAAACCCTTTAGTCGAGCCCCTATTCGTGATTTAGCCACGCAAACTCATTCTAGAGATTTTAATTATATGCTCGATGAGCATTATCGACGATTAATTAAATGGAAAGTTATCGCCAATCATTCACATGGCACCCTTGATGATGTAATCGAAGCCTGTAGGGCTATATTTTTAGCAGAGCGTGTTTCAATCACAGAAGGACAGGATGCGGATGTGCATATAGCGATTACACGAATGGCAAAAAATAGATTGGATGCAGTAGAACAAGAGCCGGTTTTGTGGGTTCCCACGGCAGCAGGTGTAAAGGTAACGGTAGAATTTATAAACGCATAAGGATAACAAATGAAGTTAAAACTAATCGATTTATTCAAAAGAATTACTTGGGCGAAAAACGGCGATTTAACCGATTTCTCTCAAACTAATTATGAAGCAGGCTGGGCGCATTTAGGCGATGATACGCCAACAGTGCAAGACTTTAACTATGTTCAACAAATGAACGACAAAAAAGACCAGTGGTTGTTTAATCAATTAAAAGCCGTGTTGGAAAAAGCCAATATCGAGCCAACAGAAGAAAATGTTAATTCATTGCGTGATGCGATTTTGGCATTATCAAAAGGCTATAGTCATCCGAAAAGTCTAACGGCAGACACAGTGAATTTTGTTGATGAGCAAGGTCACACTCACGAAATTGCTAAAGCAACCTTGCAACAACAAGGCATAGTCCAACTTACCAATGACACGGGGCTTGAAACTGAATCTCTTGCACTCACTGCGAAAGCGGGGAAAAAACTCGCTCAACAAACTGCACAATTGCAGTTAAATGTCTCACAAAATTACATCCCCAATAACAAAAAATCCTCTGCAGTAAATAGCAGTAGTTCAGACACGGTTGCAACCAGTGCCGCCGTCAAAACCGCCTATGACAAAGCAGTAGACGCCAAAACTAGCGTAGACAGATTACAGTTAAATGTCTCACAAAATTACATCCCCAATAACAAAAAATCCTCTGCAGTAAATAGCAGTAGTTCAGACACCGTTGCAACCAGTGCCGCAGTGAAAACCGCCTATGATAAAGCAGTAGACGCCAAAACTACCGCAGAGCGCAAAGTGGGATTAAGGGGCAATGAATCGATTCAAGGTACTAAAAGTTTTGAATCTAAAATCATTGGGTTTCGTGGCATTGGGTTAGCTGATTCACAAACTTATGCAAATGCTAATCATCTCTTAAATATGGGGGCAAATGATGGCGACGGCTGGATAGAGTATAAAAAAAGTAACCGAGCTATCGGCACCATTCGCATTCGGGCAAATGGGGAATTGTCATATAACAATCAAAAAATCTATCACGCAGCGGCAAAACCGCAATTTAATACGGATATTGAAGGCAAGCCTAATACACTTGCAGGCTATGGTATCGGGAATTTTAAAATAGAGGAATTTCGTGGAAATTTAAACACCCTTAAAACCGATGGGATTTATGCGATTCGCCAAGCCTCATTGACACAAAATTTGCCGGTTTCGACCAGTTGCCATATTCAAGTTATCGCAGGGGGAAATGGCACTTGGTGTCGTCAATTGGCTTATGTGGCATACAGCACAGATATGTACGAACGGCATCAAACAAGCAGCCAAAGAGACAGCTGGTCGGCGTGGAAAAAACTCAATACGGACGGCGTGCCTATTGGTGCGGTGGTGTCATTCCCTCGTGCGGTAACTAATCCCGTTGGTTTTTTACGTGCTGATGGCACGACATTTAACCAACAAACCTTTCCCGATTTATACCGCACTTTGGGCGACAGCAACCAACTTCCTGATTTAACCCGTAGTGATGTGGGGATGACGGCTTATTTTGCCGTGGATAACATTCCTAACGGCTGGATTGCCTTTGATTCAATCAGAACAACCGTTACACAGCAAAATTACCCAGAGTTATATCGTCACTTAGTCGGTAAATATGGTTCTATTTCAAATGTGCCATTAGCTGAAGACCGATTTATTAGAAATGCATCAAACAATTTATCTGTTGGTGAAACGCAAAGTGATGAGATTAAAAAGCACGTTCACAAAGTGAGAACACACTGGGTTAATTCAAGTGATAGTAATATTTTTTATGACAAAACGAAAACAGTTATAGATTCACGATTACGCACTGCAACTACAACTGATGATAATCTCAGTGATAATGGATTTATGCATCCGCTATTAGATAGCCCAATGGCAACAGGTGGAAATGAAACTCGCCCTAAATCATTAATCCTCAAATTATGCATCAAAGCCATTAATAATTTTGACGATGTGGTGTTTTGGATTAAATCCCACGGCGAGGTAACTAATGCTGGTGCGCTTGATGCAGGGCGATTAGCACAAGGATTACAAGACAAAGCAGACCGCAATCATACCCATACCGTGAGCCAGATTACGGATTTTAATCAAGCGACCTCTCAAATTATTAATGCAGCCATTACCTATCAAAGAATTGGTAATGTTGAAATTAGAAAATATCCAGACGGGACGATGATACAAACAGGGCGAATTGTTTTTACTCGAGGCAATACTGCAGTGCATACAGATCTTGTTCTACCGATTGCATATATAGATAAAGAATATCGATGTTTTATTACCGAACGATACGAATCAAGAGCAAGCGGTAAGGGACAATATAACTGGGTATTTATGCAACCTAAAACGAACACCACAGCGACAATAACAAACTGGTATTTAGGGTCTGCAGATTGGATGACTATCGGACG